AGTATCTGATGACACAAACATTTTTATTATCTCTCATAAGGGAGATGTACTCCTTGATAAATTTGATAGAGTTATGAAATTTGACAAGGTTAAAAACTTTAGTAAAATGACAGTATCATGATAGATAAATTTAAAGAATATTTTGTAGGTACTTACAATAACGGTGGCCAAGCATTTTCAAGACCATTACTATGGTCTGCAATACATTTAATACATAAACAAATTGATGAAAATTGGTTTTATGGAGAGCAACAAAATTTTTTGCATGAAAAACCATACAGACAATTTGTCATTGAAGTAATAGAATCTGACGATAAAATTATTACAAAAAATTATAAATTAGATAATGAAAAACATTATCATTTAAGAAATATGGATTCTATATTTGATAATTTAAATTATATTGAAAACTGTGATAGAATTTTTACTTTTGAAGATGATAAATATATTTCTAAAATGACTACTTGTGATTGTATTGTTGAGTGGGAAGGACAAAAAACTTATGTAGAGAACAGTAGTATCTTAAGTGAATCTGAGTATCACATATATGATAAAGGTTATTCTGTCGATACTGATGAATATGTTTGGGGATCTCGCCATGGTCATTATGAATTTATGAAGACTCATAAGGAACCCTTATTGATTGGGGATTGACACCTCCCCTTTTTCGTGATAGCTTAGCTGTATCGATCAAACACATCTATGTCCATCACTCAAGTCAAGAGTAATCTCGCTAAACTTCTAGCAACAGAAAACCTGACCGTTGAACATAGTAACGTTTCCACTGCTTCATTCAATGTGGAGACACGGGTTTTGCAACTACCTGTATGGGAAAATATTTCAAATGATGTTTATGACCTTCTAGTTGGTCATGAAGTTGGACACGCTCTTTACACTCCATCTACATATGTGACAAAGGAAGTACCTCAATCATTTCTTAATGTTGTTGAGGATGCTCGTATTGAACGTAAAATTAAACTGCAGTATCCTGGTCTCACCAAATCTTTCTACCGTGGATATACCGAACTAAACAAGCAAGATTTCTTTGAGATTGGTGGTGAAGATCTTTCTAAAATGAATCTTATTGATAGAATTAATTTATATTTTAAACTTGGTATTCATGATGTAAAAACAATCATTCCTTTTAATGATGAAGAACAACAGTTTGTGGATATGTCTAAAATTGCAGAAACATTTGATGATGTCATAAGTATCTGTAAAAAACTCCTTACATATATTGAGAGTAATTCTGATAAAGAAGAATCTAAATCAGTAGATATTTCAAACATTCAACAATCCGGTCTTCCTGGTACAGATCAAATTTCTGTTGATAGTAAATCTTCAGATGAACCTGATGAGATGACTCATGAAGAAATGTTAGATGAAGCTAATAAACGAGAGAGTGAAAATGAATTTGGTGATGAAGATTATGATAGAGAAGTAGATGGTGACGATGACGATGAATACACATCACATACAGATGATGCTTGGGGTAAAAATACTAGAACTCTTGTAGACTCTTCTGCTAAACAACATATCTATTTGAGTCCTCCTAGTATTGATTGGTCGAACTCTATTGAATCAGTATCTGTGTTCTCAGAAAACATGGATAAAAATATTGATTACATCAAAGAAAAATACGAAAGTATTCATAGTATTGTTGATGATTGGATGACTGATTTTAATTCATTCAAGGTAGAGAATGCAAAATCTGTTAGTTTCATGGTCAAGGAATTTGAAATGAAGAAACAAGCAGATGAATACAATCGTTCTGGTGTTTCAAAGACTGGTGTACTAAACACAAATAAATTATTTTCTTATAAGTGGACTGAAGATATTTTTAAAAAGAATACTACTGTTCCTGATGGTAAGAATCATGGTCTTATTATGTACATTGATTGGTCTGGATCCATGTCAGACAATATGTCTGGTACTATTAAACAGCTAATCAATCTTATTATTTTTTGCAAAAAAGTAAACATCCCATTCCAAGTTTTTGCTTTTAGTGACAGTGGATCTTATAATTATACAAGGACATATTATGAACCGGCGAGAGAAGGAGAGATTGCAGTATGTCAAAGATTTCGTTTGATTGAAATGTTCAATCATAAAATTAGAAAATCTGAATTTGACAAACAACTTTTTAGACTTTGGGTTCTCAAAAACTTTATTGAACGGAGATCAGAAATTCCTTTTGGAAGTTATAATTTAGGTGGAACTCCTTTGAACGATACTATCCTTGCTGCAACTTATGTGTTCAATAAATTTAAACGAGAAACTGGAGTTCAAAATATAAACACTATTTTTCTTACCGATGGTGAGTCTAATAATATGTCGTACTCTAAGTTTATGGGAGAGGGCGATGAGAAATATATTTCTAGAAAATCTTGTTCTTATTCTTCCGAACATTCTGTACTTTGTTTAAAAGATCCTGTAACTGGGTATAGTGAGATAAACATTAATAAGTCTAAAGGTTGGCAAGATTCTGGTATGAATATTACTTCTGCTATGATTCGTTATTACAAATGGATGACTGGATCTAATGTAGTTGGTTTTAGATTGTCGCAATCTTATGATGTTAAACATATCATTCGTGCCGCAGTTAGTTCTGGAACTTATGATTATGAACACTATAAGAAACTTTGGAAATCTAGTAAGTGTTTTGTAGTTGACTCTGTGGGATATGATGAACTATATGTTTTGTCTGCAACGTCAGAGTTCAATGGTAGTCCTGCTGTAATTGATGCATCTCATGACGACAGTAAGAGTAAAATCAGAAGACAATTTAAAAAATATATGAAAACTAAGATGATGAATAAGATAATCTTATCTAAATTCGTTGACCAAATCGCTTGACGGCCTCTTCCATTTGTACTATAATAGCCAAGTAACCAAGGAATTTTAATGACCTCCACTGATGTGATGATTTCTGACCTGGTTTCTCAATACGGAACCAACGTCACTCGTAAAAATCTAATTGATTATGCTGAAACCAGTGATGTGTCTTTTGCTACGGTTTGCAATCGTTTGAAAGATTACAAAATTGGTCGTGGTGTGTATAACCTTTCTGTAAAAGAAAAATTGGAAGAAAGTTTTAATACTATGTCTGCTACTCCTGCAGTTGATATTGTAAGTCTTATTCCCGAAAAAGATAAAAACTATGTTCCCTTTGGTAATTTTTCTGATCTTAAAAAAATTATCAAGTCTAAGATCTTCTATCCATCTTTCATTACTGGACTCTCTGGTAATGGTAAAACATTTGGAGTTGAACAAGCTTGTTCTCAACTGGGTCGTGAACTGATCCGTGTGAATATTACTATCGAGACTGACGAAGATGATCTTATTGGTGGTTTCCGCCTTGTTAACGGAGAGACCGTTTGGCACAATGGACCCGTTGTTGAAGCCTTGCAACGGGGTGCTGTGTTGCTCCTTGACGAAATTGACCTCGCCTCCAACAAAATTCTTTGTCTCCAATCTGTTCTCGAAGGGAAGGGAGTTTTCCTTAAGAAAATTGGCAGGTACGTTAAAGCAACAGAAGGTTTTAACGTATTCGCAACCGCTAATACAAAAGGTAAAGGTTCCGATGACGGACGATTCATTGGAACTAATGTGCTCAACGAAGCATTCCTTGAAAGGTTTGCAGTAACTTTTGAGCAAGAGTATCCGACTATTTCTATTGAGACTAAGATCCTTAATAACTATTGTCGAGAACTTGATTGTATCAATGATAAATTTATTGATGCTCTCGTTAATTGGGCAGATATCATTCGTAAAACTTTCAATGAAGGTGGTATTGATGAAGTAATTTCTACCCGTCGTTTGGTTCACATCATTCGTGCATACAGTATTTTCGATAATGAAAGTAAAGCAATTAGTGTTTGTTTAAATCGATTTGATGATGATACAAAACAGTCTTTCCTTGATCTCTTTGACAAAATTGTGACACCCGATGAAACTGAAACAACAGAAGAAACATGGTCTGCTTGACATAGACACGTTTAATTTGTATAATCAAGAGGGTGAAAAACCCTCTTATAATTTTGAAATAACTATGGCCTACAAATATAATGAAGAAGCTCTACTGCAAGAGCTACGTGATTACATTTCTGGAACTTATGAACAACACTATTCCTCTGGTAACGACAGCATCCAAACGTTAGACTTGATTGAAGCATGTGGAGACGCTGAGGCATTCTGCCGTAGTAACATCCTAAAGTATGCTTCTCGATACGACAGGAAAGGAACTGCTCGTCGTGATATAATTAAGATTCTTCACTACGGTCTTCTCCTTCTCCACTTCTCTGACAAAACCTCTGTACGCGAAACCTACCCTCAATAATTATGAAAATTTCTGTCGAAACTCTGAATATTCTCAAAAACTTTTCCACAATCAATTCATCATTGGTTGTTAAACAAGGAAATATTCTGAGAACTATTTCCCCCGCAAAAAATATCCTCGCTAAATTTGAATGTCCAGAATCATTTGACAATAATTTTGCTGTATATGATCTAAATGAATTTTTGGGTGGTCTCTCTCTATTTAAGGATCCTGACTTTGATTTTGGTAATCCTTCTTATCTTTCTATTCGCAGTGGTAAATCTAAAGTAAAGTATTTCTTTTCAGATCCTAGTGTGATTACTGCTCCACCTGAAAAAGATATTGAACTTCCATCTATTGATGTTGAATTTACATTGACTGAAGAAGTATTATCTTCACTTCTTCGTGCAGCGAGTGTGTATCAACTTCCCGATCTTTCTTTGGTTGGTGATGCTGGTAACATAAATCTTGTTGTCCGTACTAAGAACAACGATACATCCAACAATTTTTCAGTTAAGGTTGGTGAAACTACCAATGAATTTTGTTTCAACTTCAAAGTAGAAAACCTCAAAATTCTTCCTGGAGTGTATAATGTTCAAGTATCTACTGCTAACATTTCCCAGTTCACTCACGATAAGTGGAACTTGTCTTATCTGATTGCACTAGAACCTGATTCTACTTTTAACTGATTATGAGTGACTTTATTTGGGTTGAGAAGTATCGACCCAACAAAATTGAAGACTGCATTCTTCCTGAGAGTATTAAAAAAACTCTACAGAGTTTTGTAGAGAAAGGGGAAGTTCCGAACCTTCTCCTTGCCGGTCCTCCTGGTATCGGTAAAACCACAGTTGCAAAAGCACTGTGTAACGAACTCGGTGCCGATTACTATATTATCAATGGATCTGACGAAGGACGATTTCTGGACACGGTACGGAACCAAGCAAAGAATTTTGCGACGACCGTATCACTTCAAGCAAATGGAAAACCAAAAGTTATCATCAT